CTGAAATGGGTCCTGCAGGGCTAAAAATCTGCGCTGCAATAAAAACAAGATCTCGAGATCTGCTCCCACCAGGTTTTACTCTAAGTCGAAGTTTTTAGGGGTGGATTTTTAGGGGGGAATTTGGGGAAAGATTTGGCATGCCCTTGCTCAAAAATGTTAGTACTTGCTAACTTACTACCTGGCCCCACCTCAGGTTGAGCCCACCTGGCCCCACTCTAAGGCCACGGATCTCTGCTATCAGTGCCATTAAGACCTACCACCACAACAGCTATGATGACTGCTGCTGCGGCCACAGCAACAATGGCTTCTATAACCCATTTAAGATCACTCATGATCTATCAGCTTTGCTGCTAGCCATAACACAGCAACTAGGGCTACTACTAGACCTAATGCTATAAGGAATGCTTGTGTGTCACTCATATACACCCTCCTGCTCTAGCTCTAATACTACATCATTGAACACGCTGGTCAAGTCCCATACAGATGCTGCTGTGCGTAGGTCCTTGTGACGCTTACGCAAGCCCGAGCCCTCCTTGTATACAATAGGATAGTGTTGAGCACAGTAGCTACGACCTTCTATGCTAGTGTGTGTGCATGTGCCCACTAGGCTTGTAGGGCCAATGTAAGTGCATTTAGTCATTAGTAGTATCCTGTTCTGCCCATAGTTTGCGAGCTTGTTGTTTAATGTCATCGGGTAATCTATCAAAGCCCTTGGCTCCTACATAGATGCCTTCCGAGTAGGCTAGGTACTCCATAAGCCATGTTAGGGCTACAATACACCAGGGTAGGTAACTGTCAGCATCGTGACCCATACGATAGCAAATGTATACAATGATCGCTGATATAGCAAAACGCTGCATCATACGCCCTGTGAGGAACTCCCATACTGAAGTCATATTAAGCTCTCCTAAAGCAAGTAGTACGAGCCATTGCTTGATAGTTGTTGGGGAAACTCTTCTTTAAGTCTGCTATCTTTAATACCATGCGTAATGATAGTTCGCGGACTTTATCTTTGTTGTCTTTGATAAAGTTAACGATCTCTAGTTTGGTTTCGGGTTCAAACTCATAAGCATCCAACATGCCGTCTTGAACGATCTGCTCTATGCGTAAGATCTTCTCGCGTGTAGTATCCATTTCTAAGTCAATGTAATGGCAGCGGCTTTCAAGTGCGTCCAAGTGATCTCGTAGCTTCTTACTTCTGACGTGCTCAAACTTGATATTAGTAATAAAGATAGCACCAGCTTTGAATTCGAAACGATCTGGGATGCCTTCTGAGCGTAGTATACGACTGTCTGTATTCCAGCTGATAACTCGTTTTTTACCAGAGTCTAGAGCACCCTTGAGAATGTTTAGGCTTAGATCTTCCATTAGGATTGAGTCACAGTCATCGAATACAACTACATTGCCTTTTTCGGAGAACTCATATAGCTTTGAGTATAATCCGATGGAGCTCATTGCGCCCTTGACGATTTCATACTTGGGCTTGCGTTCGCCTAGTGTGTCAAACAGTCCGTCGCGGAATAACACATCCTCTACACCGTAACTCTTGCCCACGCCCGGAGGGCCTGATACGATCATAGCACGAATATTACCACTGCGAACTGCTCGTGTCATGTCTGTTAATACTGTGAACCGCTCACGCAATCTAGTTAAGATCTCTTCATCTGATTCTTTAGCAACACGACCTTCGCGGGCTCGGATTGCGTCTGTGTCAAACTCTAGTATAGTATTAGATTTAGTCGCTGCCATGTGTGTCCTTAATTAATTGTTTAAGTGTGTATTATACTATAGCTTGCGGATTTTGTCAATGATTTGTTTGGCCTCGCTTACGTCTGTGATCTCATCCCCACCCATCTGTGCGATCTCGATTAAGTGCTTGATCGCTGCTGCGTCCTTAAGGGGAAGGGTGTTCATAAAGGCCGTGACCTTGTCCAGATTGTCCATTTCCCAGACCAACTGCATAAGTGCCTTGGTCCGAGAATCTAGGTTATTAATAGTGATCACTTGCGAACCATTTCAGTTAGCTTGGCCTTGTATTGTAGTCGGGCCAACCGCATGTCATACAACAATCCCACGCAAACGTATGCTGCTACTGCCACGGCACCAAAGGCCAAACCATTGAGTACATTCTCAAGGCCATATGCTGCTGTTGCTGTGTCGAGAATGTATCTCACGCCTGCTGCGAGTACAACTGTTACGGTGATCATACCTGCTACTTCTGCTGCTGCTTTTAATTTCAAGTTCATGCTAATTCCTTTATTTCTTGTTCAACGAGTTTGTGTGCCAGATTCAAAGCCATCTGGGCGGCTGTGAACGCAACTGTGCGTTCGGATCCTGTGAAGTTCATTAGATACTCCGCGAACTGCTCTGCGCTCTGGGGAGTAGCAAACAAGTTATTCTTTGGTATTGGGTTAGTAATCATCTTCGCTCCTAATTTGTTAGTGTATGTGTAGTATAACATCAAACTCAGAGTCTGTCAACCCCAATCCTTCTTGTCGCCATACTGTTCGTTGTACTTGTAACCTGCTAGGTACTCGGCACGCTCTTCTGGGGTTAAGTCAGTTGTGTGCGGAAGGATACTACCGCCAATGCCACCGTAGTGTGGGTTAGGGCCACGACCATAGTACGAGTCTGCTGAGCCACGGTCAAACAAACTACCGTGTGTCTTACGATCGAACTGGGGACCTTTTAGGGCTCTGATGACCTTCTCTTGGTCAGTTACTTCTGGATACATATTCAACTCCTTGTGTTTCAGTGTATGTGTAGTATAACATCTCTTTAGGTGGATGTCAACCGATTATTCGCGTACCCTCTCTCGCTGGGGCACCCGCGTTACCGCTTTAACAGTCTGGATCGAAATCCATCCATTCTTCTAACTCAGTGGGTTGGCCGTCTGGCTCGTTGTCGTACTCATCGCCGAGGATGATCTCTACTTCATCTACTGCGATGTGTAACTTCTCGGCGATTTCTGTGGCATCTAAGCCACAGTGTGCTAACTCGAGTACTTCTAGTTGTAAGTTTGAAAAGTATCCCATAATGTTCGCTCCCTTAGTGTATGTGTACATTATAGCACAGGTTTTACCAAAGGTCAACCACTTTTTGACAGAATATACATAGTCAAGCCCGATCCTTCTATCTTGACGCATTCATGGGGATACTGTTGTGGTTCGCCATAGCCCCATTGGTTCTCCACGTGGCCTACAGGTAGAATCCTGATCTTCTTGGGTGTTTGCCGTTTGATCTTGCCTACACCTATACGAGTTCCTGTCACAGGATATACAACGTAATCCCCATCGGTCAGCTCTTGGCCGAACTTATCATGATGCTGCGTTGGGAGTTTCTTCTTGGCCATTAAACCCAACATTCCTCGGCGAGTTCTGAGTGGACTGTTTCGCCCCCAATGTACCCGCCTTCGAAACCGTAATCGCTGCCCAGGACTAGAACTTTGCGTCCCATAAGGTCTTTCTTGATCTTAATGATCGTTCCGGATTGTTCGATGTCGCACTTGAAGCAAACGCGATCCCCAATGTTGACCTCTTGGCCGTCTACGATAGCTGGCATTATGCGTACTCCCCGTAAGCTGCGGCATCTTGGTCAGCGGCCCAGTCTGCGTACTCGAACTCAAAGGCCTTTAGGTACAACTGATAATCGATCACAGGCTCTGTGTGAGTGATCTCACCATCATACTCCAGCTGCGACTTCTCGAACCAGCTAAGGTAGTCATCACTCTCTAGGCCATAGCCGATGATGTAACTGCGATAGCCTTCGTTGCTCATCTCGATATCTGAGCGAACCATGTCAACAACTTGGTCGATGTTGGCACCTTCTGGGATGCCTACGACCTTGTACTCTTGGCCGCCTTTCATCTTCCAATACTGTGGGCAACTACCTTCACCATCCCAATCGTGAGCACCGTAGTTTTCTTCGTTTTGTGTTTGGATAACTAGAATCATTATTCGCTCCTGTTTGTGTAGTGTATGTAAACATTATACGGCATTTTTACCAGTTTGTCAACCAACGGGAGTTCCGGAGGCTGTTGTATTTTTGCCACACTGTTGACCCCGAGTGAGTATGTATACAACTGTAACCGGGAGATACTCAAGGTGGAAGGCTCGTACTTCACAGTAGGAGCCTTCCGGGTGTCCGGGACACTACCCCCAGGCACTAACACGTAGACCGGAGCGATTGGCCTACGACCTGCTTTTTAGGCAGGGTTCTTTGGCAACTCTTAGAGAGTGATGCCTAATGCTTGAGCTTTGTAACCGAGGGCTACGATCTCACGTGATGGGGTTCCCATCACGTACTCAACAACTTTTGCGTTGTTACCAGCAACACGTTGTTTGCGGTATACTGCGAATCCTTGATGACGGATGCGTGATACTTCAGCAGAGATATTCTTGATGCCAAAACGCTTTTCAGCTTGGCTTTGTGTCAAACGCTCGCCAGCTTGTAGTGCTTGGAACAATTTGTACGTCTTAGTTTCTTTATTCATCTTCTTAAACATTTGTTATTTTCCTTATCGGTTTGGTGTTGATTACTATCAACTTATATACGATTGTACAGCCTAGGCTAACCCTTGTCTAGCCCTTTGGAGTTTATTTTCTTGTGCTTTTGCCCACGATTCGTCCAAACGCTTTTCTAAGCCAATATCCTGGATCCAATTGTCAACAAAGGTAAAACCAATTGAAGCCATTTGAATCTCTTCAGCCTTTTCCCACCAATCGTATTGTTCTAGCTGTTTAGTCTCACCTACGATTTGTTTAAGTCCTGTGTCTTTGAGTTTGATCATCAATGACCATTTACGAAACAACTGATCAGCAACTGTTGTCCAGTGTGCGTGTGCCCATGTTCCCTCTTTGCTGCGATCTACAGCGTCTCTGGCCTTATCAAGGCGAGTGCCTAGATGCTGTATCTCATGATCGCAATCTCGCCAGTCTTTAATGTGTCCTACAGCAACAAACTTAGTCTTAGGGTTCTTCTTAAACATATCGCTCCTTCTTTGATCTATCTCTCACTGCACAACTGCTGCTGCAGGGGACTTATGCCTTGGCTGCCCCTAATCAATTAGAACGGAGAGTCTTCTAACGCTGCGTCAACTTTTGCTGGGGCTTTAACGGCCTTCGCACGAGCTGCAATCGCATCTAACGATGGGGTGCTTTTCTTCTTCATAACACCCTTAGCTGCTGGTTTAGCAACTGCTGTTGCTGTACGGGACTCAAGGCCAGCTTCCAAAGCTGCACGTACTGCTGTGTTACCATTGTCGAAATTAATGCTCAACAAATAAGTTAACGCAGCTTCCTTGGTCATCGGTGAGGGAAGTTCCATCAAATCGATATCTTTGTGTGCGTTCTTCTCGAGAACTTTAACACGTAACATGTCGTTAGCGAAACGAGCCTTGAACTCACCGTTTTGTTTTGAAACACCTGCTACTTTAAATGTACTCATTACTACTCCTTCTGTGTGTGTAAGTCTGGGAACCATTTCCCATTATTAATATTATACTACCAAATTACCAAAATGTCAAGCACCGTAATAAACTTCTTCTTGTGGCTTTTTTGCCACACCTTCGTTAGCTTCCCATTCGGAAAACTTATCTTCCCAGTGTGCCTCATCCTCTTCCCACGTTAGATCATCGTCGTACTCTGGGTCCTCGTATACAACTGAAAATCTACTCATCTGCGTAATCCTCCTCTGGTTCCATATCATATTCGGTTACATCATCGTCGATAACTTCTACTGCTGTTACTCTGAGATCACCGTTAGTGCTTGATGCTCCTAAGATGCTGTTGTAGTCTAGCAACTCCTGACCTATAATCCATTCGAGTGCATCCTTCTTGCTGCCGAATTCCATATCGTGGTGTATCTCAGCACGTACTGTTGTATAGACGACGGTCTTATACTTCATGCTGTCTCCTTCTTTAGACCTTCAGCAACTGTCTTAAACGTTCCGCCTGTGGAGTAAGTCCACTCACCATTCTCAAACAGGTAAAAAACTTCGCACCAGGAACTCTCGTAGTGCTCCATCCACTCGTCAACTGTGCTAAATGACTTCCACGTGGTAAGCTCGCCGCGATCTCTGTTGTAGAACATACATTGTTTGTTAACACTAGTGATCCCACCTAAGTCCACGTAGTCTTCGTCTGTGCGTTCCTTATCAAGTTCTTTCTGTTCCCCAATCTCAGCACCTAAGCTGCTAATGTCACCCATTGAGATTAGTTTGCTTGCTGATACGGAATCGTTGTAACAATGTGTAAGGATAAAGCCGTTGTGTTCTACGTAGCCATCCCAATGACAGTAGACTGCTTTAATTGTGTCGCCGTAGCGTACTGCGATTGTGCTTCGTGTTGCCATAGTGTGCGCTCCTTCTTAGTGTATGTGTATATTATAGCACAGGTAAAACCAAAAGTCAAGCTCTAATTAATGCGCCCCCCACATAGATCAGCAGCAACGCTGCGTTAATCACGATAAGATTCCACTCTCGTATACGTACAGCCCACAACAAGTACAACGCTGCGCCCACGTTAAGAAGAATGATGTTCAAGGGATCCCACTGTGCTGCTGTACATACTGCTCCCGACAACGTTACAGCACACGCTGTCCACTTTAATATATTGTTAAACAAAGCTCACTCCTTCACTGTAACATACAGTATAACATGGTTTTACCAATTTGTCAAGCTGTTTTATAAAAAATATGTTGCCCCACCTGTTGTATTTTTACAACACTCTTGGCCCACTTGGGTTGAACATAGTTCGCATGATACAGCGTCGACTCACGCAAGGGACGAACACGAGTCCCATTCAATACAGCTGCAGCTACGGCCCGGGAATGTTCCCATGCATCCCCACGTGGCTTCTCGTGATGCTTACGCAGCGTCCATGAAAACTGTTTTGGGGCATGAACCACCTTACAAATAGTGTTGCCCCATCGACCAGTTTTAAGTCTGTTGATCGTAACCTGAGCAACTGCGAACTTACCTTGAATAGGCTCAATGCCTGCTTCGTAGTATATGTTCTTGGCCAGGCACTCTTTATCAGCTGCTGTATACTTGATCCTCTCTGATGAGTTGATGAGGAACTCTTTGATATCGTTCACATCAGCTGCTGTTTGGGAGATCTGATACTGCTGAATCCCAAGCAAGAGGACAACGGCTGTCCCCGTTGCCCAGGTCTGGACCTTATTCATCAGCTTCCTCTTCTTCTCTCATTGACTCATACTCGGCCATAGTATCGGAAATACCAAACATCTCGTCTAGAGCCTCTGGGATTTCATCTTTGACATCTTCCCAAGTCTGCCCACCAATTTCATAGTAGTCATCAAACCCGTCATCCCAAACACCGCAATAGGCCATGCCCGGTTCATAGTAATAGCCACGGACTTCAAATCCTTGTTCTACGAGTGCTTCATATACTCCAGTTGGCGGTGACCAGGCACTGTCAAAGCTGAGTGTGGCATTAGTCTGTCCCTCTTCGAGCTCAGCAGGATCAAAACAACTATCCCCGCCTACATCCCATTTAGTGCCCCATTCATTAACACAAAAGTCATACCAGTTACCGTAGCCGTGTTTCGCAATGTTGCGGGCTGTGTCTTCCTCTAACTTCTTCTGTGCCTCGTCCTGATCATCACCGACTCGACCAGCAACAATCTTGAGATCATCTGGCACCGGAATGGCATACTGACAGAACTCGCCACGGTTAAAAGCATCAACAACTTCTTTAAGTTTTGCTGGATCTTTATGGGCGATCTCAACCACATTATTGCACCAGTTTGGCATTATACGATCTCCTCTGAGTATTCATAGAAAGTAACTGCTGGATCAACCTTTAGCAACTGACGAGCCGCTGTGGTCAACTGCTTGTATCGCTTCTGAACCTGTGCTCGACTTAGTTCTCCATCACAGGTCAAGTGCTCTGGGCTTAGGTTACTGTCAATCATGTCTGCGATCTTCTGACGATCTGCGGCGATTGAAAGGCTTAGTGGTGGGTTACCAAATATGGCTCCCCAACGGTTCTGCTGTTCTACATAGTCTGTTAATACTGACATCTTCGCTCCCTTCTTTAGTGTATGTGTATATTATAACATGGTTTTACCAGTTTGTCAACCCCTATTAAAAATGCGGGTCCAAATGCTCGTGTTTACCCTTGCTCATCCAACTATATTTGTTACCAGTGGCTCGGTAGTGATCGCCGATCTTAGTAAACTTGTAGCCCATGTCTGTCCAGATGAACATTTTGGTCATTCTAACGATCTTACCTGCGTAATAACTATCACAGTTGATACCGTAACTTACATCGTCGCCTACTTGATATTGTGTTGCCATTGTTCGCTCTCCTTAGTGTATGTGTGTATTATAGCATAGGTTTTACCAGATGTCAACCAGTGGCTGTTGTATTTTTACAACAAATAGGAATGGAGCGGGCTGCTTCTAGGGACACTACCCCCCACCCGCTCCGGAGCAAGCTGTTACCTTACCTGTGCGTAAGGCTTGTCCCAACTACCTACATTGAGGTGTATGTAGTAGGCTGTATGAAAATAGTCTGTCATCGCATCCGATTCGTCGAACCATGCACGACCCCCCGGAGCTAGTGCAGGAGCTGTTTTAATGATCTCCATTACGTTGCTTAGGAACTCTGCGTGACGTGGGTAATGCTCGTCGATCCAGTACTGATTGATCTGTGCGTACTTGCGATCTTCTAAGATGTCTGAGAAGTCTGTTGGACCCTGCTTGACAGTAACGTTGACTGCCATGCTGTCGCTCTTGCTGACTCCAAACTTGAATTGTGGGTACTTGGCCTTAAGCTGTTGTCTGATCGCTGCTACTTCTTCTTTAGTGATATATGCCATCTGCTCGCTCCTACTAGTGTGTGTAAAGTATTATTATACTACCGGTTTTACCAAAAGTCAACCCCTAGATCGATAGAGTGTGCGAAGCCACCACTTGTATTTCCCGAAGTACTCTGCAGCTGTATACGTGGGCGGGGATCCTGTCCACTCCCTGACTTCTTCTACGTGTTCGTTCCACATACGATGCAGCCATAGTTCAAAGGGTGAAATCATACGGTCAACTCCGCAAACTTCTTCTTCATCTCCACTGCAGCTTCACGTGCCTGCCTGATGGTGTCTTCGATGATGTCTTCAGCGACCCCGTCAGTTAAGATCTCACGTGCATCTTCATAGAGGAATCCACCGATATAGTCCTCTGCTAACTCTACTCCTTCATAGAATACTCTGCAGCGCAGCATGAACCAGTCCAGGGATCCACGATCAATCTTCTCGCAGATCTCTTGTATGTCTGTTACTGAATCGTCGAAACAGTCCTTTGGGTGTAGGTCTTCCCAAGTTTTGTCCAGAATGATTTGAAACTGACCACGTTGTTCTTCTAAGAGTGTGTCGTAGTATCGTTGCATCGTCGCTCCTTGTAGTGTGTATAAGACTATTATACTGTGATTTTACCAGTAGGTCAACCTCTTATGAGCACAACTCGTCGAAAGAAGCAACTTCATAGTCCCAATAGTTAGGACGGGTTGTAGTTCTTTTAGGAGTTCTCTGTGGCTGCCCGTCTGTATCAAATGACCAGCATAAACTACTAGAGGAATAGTCCTTGTAGGCCTTATAAGGCACTTTAAAAAAGTAAAGCTCGCCAGTTAGTCGCTCTGTGATCACCACGCGAAGTGTGCCCGTCTTATTGCCCATGCCCGCTATATAGGCCTTTCTCTGTGTGCCCCTAGCATTGGCATGAGCCTGACCATGCTTGATCTCCCAACCGTTTTCCAGATCGTAGCCCTGTTGGCACTTGCTAGTCTGTTTAACTCCAGTCTTCTTGCTGACTGCTTTTTCCGCTAGTTCCCCGATATCAATCAAGTCTAGCTCTTGTAGTAGGCTTAAGGTGTCCTTAAAGCTCATCTTGCTATTAAGTGCTTGATGCCCAAATAGTGTTACTGTTAAATCGTTTACCATATGCTCGCTCCTTTAGTGTACCTACAGTATAGCATAGGTTTTACCAAAAGTCAACCAATTTCTTGAAGGTAGGCCATATCTTGTTGAACCATGTCATACATACTAGAATAGCAAGTAGGGCAAAAAGCCACGGGCAAGATGCCAAAATAGCCCACTACACCACCCTCATCTTCAGTAAAGTCACAACTGCAGACATTACATACATGATCTTCACCCTCGTGCGCCAATCCTACTATCATACTAATCTCCTCTTTTATCCGTATTCAATGTTGGTTTAATAGTTCTGCGCAACTCTACTTCCCTACGGTGTGCTGCCGCTTTACCCCTAACGATCTCGTGCACTACAATCTCGATGTCATCTTTGCTGGCCAACTTACGCAATTCCACGCAAAGTGTCCAGTTCTTATCTTCACTACGAGCACGATAGAAGTGTTTTGCGGCACGGGCCCGAACACTCTTGTTAATAGTGCTTTCTGTTTTAGCCGTTACGCCCACATAGTTTCCGCCCGGAACCCGTAGCTCGTATATGATGTGATTGCGATCTACTCTAGTTTTGCGTGATACTGTTTTATTGTCCATACTAGTATTATAGCAAGGTTTTACCAAAATGTCAACCAAAATCATACAACGGTGACAAATAACACTAGAGTTGGTCTTAGAGGGGATCCCGATGCAGCATGTTTACAACTCCCGCCGGGATCTCTCGTTGCAACCTCACTGCAGCTGTGTGCAGTATTGGTGATGGGGTCATGTTGCTTTTATACAACAAGGCCGGCACTCTCCTAAGTAAGTGTGTGCTTACCAACCCTAGAACCCAAGAAAAACCCCAGGTTGCCCCAGGGTTTCTCAGTATCAATCTCGGCAGTATACCCGAATTGATCCCGTTCAGCTTTCTTCATGACTCTTACGAGTGCTGTACTGACCACCCTAACACTTGGTAGCTGACTCATGCGCGGACAACAGAGCTAGGCCCTGTCTCTCAAAGATCTTTCGTTCAGCTCCCCAGAGTTAGGGCTCCTTGCTGCGATTATCTTATATAGTCTTTACATTCTCGGTTTGACTTATAGTATACACTCTGTTATAATGGGATTCAACCGATTCGAACTAAATACCAGTATGAAACTCATAGTCACAGAACGCCGTATAGCCGCTAACCGTAAGAACGGACTCCGAGGAGCGAAGGCTCGTAAGGATAAGCAAGCTGCCCTATACCTAGCCAATCCCACATGCTGCGCAACTTGTCACGTGACCTTACCCCAGGCCAAAAAGCGAAATAAGTTTTGCTCTCGTAGCTGTGCTGCCACGTACAACAACGCTGCTGTTAAGGGGACTATTAAAAAGATACGCCCGCTGTGTGCTTATTGCGCCAACCCAACCAAAAGGATGGAGTCCAAGTTCTGTTCCCAGGACTGTGCTGCGGGGTATTCACGTAGGTACACACCCGAGGAAGCTGCTGCTGTGCGTAAGAATAGGGTGAGGGAGGTTTCGGCCAACTATCGTGCCAAAGTATTAGCACAGACCCCGCCCGATGCAGATCGTGCTGCTATGCGTGAGTTTTATGCCAATTGCCCAGAAGGGTATGAAGTAGATCATATCATACCGATATCTAAGGGCGGTCTCCACACTCTAGATAACCTACAATATCTAACTCGAACCGAAAATCGTCGTAAGAGTAATAAGCTCATAGTATAGTTGGTGGGCCGAGTGGGATTTGAACCCACAGTGTCATTTCTGAGGTGGATTATGAGTCCACTGCCTGCAACCAATACGGCGTCCGGCCCATTCCTTTACTATACAACCCTTAATGCCTAGCGTATAGTATAACACTATATATAGATAAAGTCAATCTGCTCAACGTGATCTCAGTATATACACTATGCTCACTATATACTAGTATAGACTACAGTGTAAAGGATCGTGGGAGGCCGTGGGGCTCCATCAAAGAATGGTGTGAAACGGTGGTCTAAGGTGGCGCCAAAGTGAGAGATTTGTGTGAAATTGTGTGAAATTGTGTGACATTTTTGCCACACTTGGGCGAGATTACTGTAAAAAATCTTGACACAACCGTGGGGACGAGAGGCTATACAAAAATACTTTTTACAAGCAGAGGGTGGTTTAAGTAAACGCAGGGTTTTTGTTTTTTCTTAAACACTTTTACAACACAACGCGCAAGAAATAATTCTCTGCACTGTAACCCACGCTTGCTACAAAATATTTTT